CTGTCCGATCTGCGAACCGATGGACGAGGTTGCCGTGCCGGCTGATGAACCCTGGATTCTTGAGGATGGGACGCAGGTGATGATTCCGCAAGAAACGCATCCCCAATGTCTACTGCCGGACATGCTGGTTGCTGGCGAATTTGTCGCGGGAATCATTTCACGGTATCAGGGGCCTGTCTATGAGCTGACGACGGCGAAAGGTCATCGGTTGACCGTCACGCCGAATCACCCGATAGCAACCGTGCAAGGGCTCATTCCTGCCTATGCGCTCGCAGAGGGAGACCAGGTACTCAGCGATGAGCGGCCATTCTGGCGGTCCATTTCGCTTGGGCAACCAGACAATAACCAAGCACCAACCACGATCAAGAATGTAATTGAGACGCTTCGGTTGCGTGGATCGTCCGCCTTTCAAATAGGCCGTTTGGACCTCCACGGCGATGCGCGCTGGACTGATCGCCAGGTCGAGATTGTAGGTGCCGACAGGAAATGTATACTTGAACTTGATACCGCGCACTCGCAAGGCTGCCCCAAGCGCATCCTCCAATGGGGAGCGATGCAGCAACCGTCGATGGGCCAGCCAAGCCGCCGCGCGCTTCTCCTTGAACGAACGCACGCGTCCGCGCGAGGCTTGCCACGCCGCACCGAGTTGACGCTCGATAAAGCGTCGATCAACCTGACGCCATTTCATCCGCTCCGCGTCGGACCGTCCTCGCATGACTATCCCACGTTGCCTGAATCGGCTAGACAGGGCGGTCCTGCTTATGTTCAATTCATGCGCGACCTGCTTCAAGGAAGCGCCGGCCTGATAGCGTCTGATCGCATCGTCAAGATTCAACGGCTTAGTTATCAAGGCCATGTCTATGATCTCCAATCAACAACGGGCTATATAATAGCGGAAAGCATCTACATAAGCAACTGCCGATGTAGCTGGTCACTGGTGACGGACTACAAGGGACAAGTCACCGAAGACGACGCCGAGGCGGCCGCCGGCTGGATGCCGGTGCGGAAGTATTCCAGAGATCAGCCGAGAGACGATCAGGGACAGTGGACGGATGTCGGATCTGGCCGTGCCTATGCAACGACACCGACGAGTGAATTCTATGATTACGACCAGGGCCCGCGCTGGGTTGGTCCGATCGCGAAGAGCGGTCTCCCGAAAGACTTTCCCAAGAAGCTCTATGACAAGTTCTGCGAGGTGCAAGGTCAAGGGCCGTGCGGCGTCCTATCGGATATCAATCGACAGGATAAAGGCCTCAAGATTGCGATCTGTGGCGCGAAGCCACAAGGGAAGCCGGATACGACAAACAACTGGTTTCCGCACTATGTCAACATCGATGAACGTGGCGCGATCGTGGACGAAACGAATCCGTTCGGCAAGACCTTAGACTATCAATCAGTGCATGTGATTCCAGCCACGGAATTGCCGGACTTGGTAGACGAGGATACCATCACCTATCTCCGAAACCTGACGATGAGGAATGGCACGTGACGATTCAGGAAATGAAAGAACGGTACCTGTATGCCGGCTGGCTGGCCGCGCAGGAGGAACCGGCACTTGAGGAGGATGCCGCAGATTCTAACGCGAAGGAACAACACGATCATGACCAAAGAAAAGTTGAGCCGCATTAACTGCCCACCACCGATCGCGCGCGATCGCCATCCGAAGCCGGTCAGTGAGGGCAGCACGATGCACTGGCGGATCTATTATGCTGACGGCCGCATTACGGACAGCACGCAGATAAAATGGGCCGATGCGCCCGTCGATGGAATCTGCGCAATCGTCCACGCGATCAATGACGAACCTGCCGACTGCGAACTCGGTACACCATACTACTGGAACCACGGCGACTGGATCGCGCGCGTCTGGGACGTGACGCTCTATCTGCGGCAGACCGGCAAGGTCAAGTTCGGCCGATGGGCGAGTCACGGCTTGTTTAACGAAGCCTGGACATCGGCACTTGAATCGATTTCCGACACGCCCGAAGAAAAGGCTCGCTGCAAAGATGTACGTTCCTTGCAGAGCGGCTGCGTGTTTACCACCAAGGTTGTCGAGGACGCACAGATTGGGCAAACCTGGAGCCTGTACTACGATGATCGCAGTCTCGTCACGAGCGAGGTCGCGACGTGGGAACAAGCGCCGGCCGATGGGGTACTGGCGGGTACGTACACCAGTGTCTATTCGGGTATGCAGTTGCGCGCGGCGATGCGTCGCTATACCTACTGGTTCTGGCGCGGGCATGAACTCATCAACACGGACGACCTGGATCTCGTGCTCACACATTTCCCACAATGCAAGCACGGTCAACCAGCCTTCGCCGGCAGGAGCTATCGCCATCAGGCGGAAGCGATTTCACAGGCGATCAAAGATCAACTGAAGGATATCCGATGAACCATGCATTGACGCATCACACCGAAACGTCCAGTTCGCCGCATCCTTTTGTCAATCCGTCGCCGCTGAATGGCGGGACGGGTCGCGGCAAGGTCGCCATCGTCGGCTTTGAGGAACAGAACATCCGGACCGCGCCATACGATGATCCTGACTGGGATATTTGGATGTTCAATATGAGCAACCGTCTCGGCATCGCGCGCGATCGCGAGGGCCGATTTCGTGCTGATCGATGGTTCGACCTGCACGAAGGTCACGCCCAGAGCGACCTGGATCTGGCGTGGATTCAGACCTGTCCTGTGCCAATCTACCTGCCCGAGTCGATCGGGACGAATACGAATCAGGTGATTCTGAACCTGGAGGAAATCGAAGGCGATATCTGGACGCGCTACGGCCGACTGATTCGCATGAATTATTTCGCCTCGAGTTTTGCGTATGCGCTGGCGCTCGCGATCGCGGAAGGCTATACGACCATCGGCTTGTTCGGCGTCAATCTGGACTGGGGACGTGAGCGCGTGGTCGAACGCGGGAATCTGGAATACTGGATTGGGATCGCGGAAGGCCTGGGTCTTGAGGTGATCCTCAGTGAAGGACATAAGCTCTTGACGCATCCAGGCCTCTACGGGTTCGAGTACGACAAGGAACGAACCGGCTCGATCGGCATCTGTGCGGAACTGATGCGCCAACTGATGCAGGCGAAGGACATGAAAGGGGCGTTCGATGGCATGATGGACGCGCGCGTGCAGGCCTTGAACGACCTGACGCGTCGAAGCTATCAGCACATCCAGCAGATCGTCTATCAATCACCGTACGGACCGGGACCGAACAATGACGCGTCATGACCATATTCAACACGCCGTTCTGGCCGCGCTGGCGCGACACGAAGGCGCACTGAACGCGGCCGTCGGCGTCTCGAGTCTTCGCATCGACATCAAGTTCGATCGCTCGACGACCTTGGCGTGCAAGGCCATCCTCCATTTGGAAATGGAGAACTTTTTGGCTGTCAAGAATAAAAGGTTTGATTTTTCGGAGGAGTGTAGTACAGTAAAGGCATAATTGAGTCGCTGTGCCTGGTCAGTCTGCGAGCCAGGATTCTCTTGGGATCGATGTCCCTTGAGGATCTTGGCTTTTTTATTTGTCACGAGGTTGATTATGGAAACGCTGTTCAAGACGTTCGCAGCCGAGGTGAAGGCCGCGTCCGATGCGCGTCAGATCAAGTTCATCATCTCGACGAACTCGGTCGATCGCGACGGCGACACGATGGATCCCAAAGGCTGGGACACGGCGGCCTACATGAAAAACCCGTGCGTCCTCTGGTCGCATGACTACAGCAGCCTCCCGGTCGCGAAGGCCATCAAGGTCGAACAGACCAAGAACGGCCTGGCCGCGATCGCGGAATTTCCACCGAAAGGCATCCACCCCTTCGCCGATACCGTCTATGAACTCTGCAAAGGCGGCTTCCTGGGCGCGGCGTCCGTCGGGTTTCGTCCGATTGAACAGAACAAGTCTGCCGGCCACGACCACGGGTTTGACTACGTCAAGCAGGAACTCCTCGAATGGTCAATCGTGCCGATTCCGGCGAATCCGGAAGCGTTGGTCCAGATGTCCGCATCGAAGCCGCAGCATAAGGGTCTCCTCAAGCC